TCAGCTGGCGATAGCGAGTTCCGGTACTTCCTCAGAACCGGGAACTGGCTGGCGCGATCGTTGCGCATTCTCATCCGGCGTGCGGACATGCTGCAGGAACTGATCGACCTGCATCTTGAGCATGATCGCCTGCTGTTCCAGCTCGGTCGAGGATGTGAGCACCTGCGATGCAGCTGCACCCGTCGAAAGCGAAGTTTCGCGTACTTGCGCGATATTCGAGGTCACCTCGTCTGCGCTGCGGGCGGCAAGGTCAATGCTGCGCGCGAGATCCTGACCTGCCAGGGATTGCTGGTCCACGGCGGCTGCAATCGAGACCGAAGTCGCTTCCAGCTCCTCGATGTCCTTGCCGATGGCCCGCAGTGCCGCCACGCTGCATTCCGTCGATTCCTGGATTACGCGGATCTGCAGCGAAACTTCCTCCGCCGCCTTGCTGGTGCGGTCGGCCAGTTCCTTTACCTCCGACGCCACAACCGCGAAACCGCGACCCGCTTCGCCTCCGCGTGCAGCCTCGATCGAGGCGTTGAGCGCAAGCAGGTTGGTGCGGTGCGCGATGGTCGAAATGAGCTTCACGATCTCGCTTGCCTGTTCGGCCGAAACCGCCAGGGCGACGATCGTCTCGTCCGCGTCCGATGCGGTAAGCGTGGCCTTGCGCGCGAGATCCGCCGAACTTGCGGCCTGACGGCTGATCTCGTTGATCGACATGGCGAATTCGTCACTGGCGGCCGCTGCTGCCGTAACCCCGGCCGAGGCTTCGTTCATTGCGGAAGAGACGTCACCCGTCTGCATGGCGGACTGTTCGGCCGCGGAGGCCATCGCCGTTGCCGTGACCTGTAGCTGGCTCGACGCAGCCGCAACGCCGCTGACGATCTCGCCGACGGTCTGTTCGAACTTGTTGGCCAGTTCGACCAGCACTCTTTTCTGCCTCGCGCGCATTTCCTCACGCTCGCGGCGAGCCTGCTTTTCGCGTTCGATTTCCGCCTGTGCCGCCTCGGCAGCTTCGGCACGCAGGCGTTCGATGCGAAGATAGCCGCGTCGGAATACCTCGATGGAACGCGCCATATCGCCAATCTCGTGCGGCGCATCGGTGTCGGGCACTTCGATGTTGTTGTCGCCATCGGCAAGCTTGCGCATCGCTTCGGTGATCTTGTGCAAAGGACCGGTTATGTCGCGCCGGGTCAGGCCGAGTGCCAAGGCTCCGTTGAGCGCTGCGATCAGGGCGAATGCGACCATCGCCCACTCGCTCCAGGCGATGAATGTATTGCCACGACCCTGTCCAACCATGGCGCGGGTCATCAACGCCTCGCCAAGGGCAATGGCCTTGGCCGACAGGTCCGCGCCCTCCCGGGAGTAGCCAGAGGCCCGATCCGCGACCTGCAGTTTGGCCGCAAGATCCGTCAGCCTCCTGTCGAGCTGGTCGAATGTCAAGGCGATTTCAGGATCGACCTCGCCCAGCTGCAGCCGAGCATTCGTCAGTTTGTCGTCCGCGGCCCCGAGCAGTGCCTGAGCAGCACTTATCCGCCTGGCATCGGCATCGGCATCCGCGCTGCGCGTATCGACTTGCGTGACGGCTTGGGAGATGTCGGCTCCCGCTTCAGACAGGAGCCTGGCCGATGCGCTCAAGCGAGCGTAATGTTGCGTGCCGCTCTGGATGGTCGAAAGTGCGAACCAGCAGGATAACGCGATGAAAAGCGAAAGACCCAGAAAGACGCAGATCACCACGCGCATTTTCGTCTCGATCGACTGGCGACCGAACCAGTTGCGCTTCTGTGCCCCTGTTACATCCGACATCATAGAGCTCCCCGAACCTTTTGGGAGCTTATGCAGCCCCACTTAAGCAATACCAATGACCCGTTCCCGGAGTTCTGCGGCTCAATGCTTACGAAAGCGGAAAACCACATCCTTAACTATCAAGTAGATGGGCGGGATCAGGAAAACCGCTTCGGTGCGACCGCCCCAACCTCTTGCATATTTTCTGCTGAAAGCGGGGATGGGGTATGAGCGACCCATTCAACCTACTCACCGAAGATTGGCTCAAGGCCAACGGCTTCAAGTGGCATCAGTTCGACCGTCAGCCCTCCAAGCAATGGCTACTCTGGATCGGCAGCGCGATGGGCGACAAGATGACCAGCTACGAAGACCTCGGAATCGAAGTCGCGCCTGGGCATGACGGCAAGTGGTTCTGCTGGCTGCGTAGCGATAGCGCGGGCCGCTATCATCGGTTCATCCACATCCGCCACATAGAATCGGTCGATGACCTGACGGGCATGATCGCAGGGCTTATCGGCAGACCATTCGATCCATGGAACGCCCTGTACGGCCACCTGTACACGCCCGAGCAGGCTCAGCGCCTACGCAGCGAAGATGAGCGCTTGGACATGCGCTTACGCCGGGCCAATCCGCATTGGTATGCCAGTGAAAAAGACCATACGCGCGGCGGTCCGCTGATCGATCACGTCAACGCGCACATCAAGGCATCGGAGAAGCCCGCATGACCCCCCAACCCAACGAAAGGAACGCGTGATGGGGACTTGCCAGACATGCCAATGGTGGCAGCGCAACGAGGCGCGCGATCTCGTGGCGGCATTCGAAGCCGACCCGCGCCCGCGCATTAGCGGCCCACTGGACCTGCTGCGGTGGGCTTGGGATTCAGATCAGTTCAAGACGCCGCCGTCTGATTTTGAAATGAAATATATGCATAATCCCAATCCCAAGTTTGGGTACTGCCGCCGTATGCCGAAAGCGATCCGCAAGCAGGAAGATGACTTCTGCGGCGAGTTTACCCCCACCGAAGGAAACACATAATGGAACCGAGCAAGGCCGCGATGGACGCCCCTGACATGTCCGTATTCCAGCAGCGCATAAGGGAAACCCGGAAAGCGCGCGGCATGTCGCTTGACGCCGTCGCCGAAGCGTCTGGTTTCACGAAGTCTCATGTCTGGGAACTGGAATGCGGCAAGTCACGCAACCCGACCGTTCGAGCCGTCTGGTCCTTGGCGCGGGCGCTTTGCGTCTCTCCTGCATACCTGCTTGGCATGGAAGTCGAGCAATCGGATCTGGACCCGCTGGCACTCAAGTTGGCGAGCATCATCAACCTTGAAATTGAACGCCGGAGTTCTCCCCAATGACACAACCGAGCAAGGCCGCGATGGAGCGGGCGAACGAACTGATCCGAAAGATCACGCCGGAGAATGTGCTTACCTGTCACGAGGTAAATCCGCAGCTTAATTACGTCGATGGCGCATTCTGCCGGTTCATCGACACCGTTGACCGTGTGGCGCGTGACTGCCTTGAAAACGTGAAGGATGTCGGGGGCCTTCCATATACCACCCATATACTTCAGTGCCTTATGCTCCCCGATGAGCCAGACCCGCTGGAGGAGTTCTCTAATGAACTTGCGCAGCGCCTCGATGTTTCACCACTCGCAGCGAAACAAGCCCTGCAAAACCTGATCGACAAGGGCCTCATCACCGCAGCCGGTTACGAGATAGTCAAGAAGGATGATGGGCGATGAGCGACACAAACACATCAACGACATCCATCCTCGGCCAAGCGCGGAGTGAAGGATATCGCAAAGGCTGGTCGCAAGCAGCACAGGTTTGCCGCGACGATGCCCACGATGAGGGCAGACTGGGCGAAATGTACCGCTGGGAGAACCGTCTAAACGGCATCCGCTTCCGTTGGTTCATGGTCGGAGTGATCACAACTGCAAGCATATGGTGGCTGGTATGACCGACATTAACAAGCTGATCGAGAGGCTGGGGCGGAAGGCATATCGCCGCGAGGCACCATTCGAGCCGTTCGGGACATGTGATGTTCCGTGCGATGCGGACGACTACGGCGCGGAAGAGTACCTGATAAACCCAGACGGACCAGAAGCCGCCACCGCTCTACAAACACTCAAGGAAGAGAATGAGCGGCTTCGGCACGATATTGCGCGGCACATGGAAATCGCGAACAGCGAGGCCAATAGAGGCGAGAAATTGCTCGCTGAGAATGAGCGTATGGCAGAAGCGCTTCGTCGTTGTGCCGATATTGTCGAGCGGCATCTCTATCTCCAATCGGAGAAGGTCGAAGACGTAAGGCATATTGCCTGCGCCTCACTTCCCAAGGAGACAGACAATGCGTGATGATGTTGCAGAGATCGCGAAGGGGCTGACGAAGGCGCAGTGTAAGGCGGTCATGTCTGCGCGCAAGACATTTTCAGGAATTGTGCATGTCTGGCATTCACACATCGACACAATAAAGAGTGTCCATCGCAAAGGACTTTGCACCGATCCTGACGGAAATAGGGGATACGCCATTGAAACACCCCTCGGCCTTGCCGTGCGAACCTACCTTCTGGAGACAGACAATGGACGCTGAGACGCTGCGGTCGACCGCCAATCATCACGCGGTAGATCTTGACCAATGTGCACTTTTTGCGGCTGATCTTGGGCCTCACATCGCCAAGGCTATGAACGATGCCGCCACGTTTCTGAGGTCTGCGGCATTCCTCGCCGCCCTCGAAGAACTCGCAACCCTCAAGGCGCGTTGTGAGGCGTTGGAGGGGGCTTTGCGTGACATCATCGCCCCCATCTCCAGAATGAAGCGGATAGCCGACGAAGAAGGCAGGCAACTCGACGGAGGCATGGCGGTCTATCTTGCTGGCAATGTCCCGTATCTACAAAAGATCGCCAGCGATGCCTTGGCCGAGGAGGCGAGCGGTGGAAACTGACCTAATCCATTCTCAGATTATGCGTGCCATGGTCGTTTCACAGATTGGTGAGGGCTGCCCATTCCACACCATCAAAGCCGCTGCCGACCACTACGGGGTGCATCCTGAACAGCTACGGATGTACGTTCGCGGCCTGCGTCAGGAACTTGAGCCGAAGATGATGGCAGCGATGGGAGTTGAAAAGGTCGTTTTCTACAGACCAGTCGCTTCCGCCGCCCTCGCATCCAACAATACCAAGGACACGAAGGAGGGGGAGTGATGGGCAGAGAGATACAGAAACCGGACATGAGCTCCCCATTTTTCTCGATGTACGGAGAAAAAGGTCATGAACTCGACAGCGCTCATGGCAAGTGCATCCGCTGCGGATGCCCGGCAATAAACCTTTACGAGGATGCTGCTTACGGCCCTATTCGCGACTGCAAGGAACCCACCCCATGACCACCATTAACACAACAGCAACAGATCAGGTTGAGCCGTTGAAGCCGTGTCCGTTTTGTGGATCACCCGCCGAACTGGAGCATGGATCTGACCATCACGATGCATGGTTCGATCTTGGCTGTTCGCGCCATTGGGGCCATACTCGCAACCCCGATCACAACAACACATGCATAGCTGGTCGGATGTTCTATACAGAAACTGAGGTTCCCGTAGCCGACGCCATCGCCGCATGGAACACGCGCGCATCAAACCCGGTTGATGATCGTGAAACGCTCTCTGGCTTTCAGGAAGATGAGGTTGAGGAAGCCGCGCGTGCTGCGGCTAAATCTCTTGGTTTCGACTATGATGAAGTTTGCGGGCACGAAACCGAAGCAGACGAGTGCGATAGTCCAACATGCTTGGGCGGTTTGAACGAAGATCATGACATTGACGATTGCCGAACGACGATAGTCAAGATCGCCCGCGCCGCTCTCTCCACCCTACAGGCAAAGCGGGATGCGAGGGAGAGGGAGGCTGTTGTGGCTTGGTTGCGAGATGCATCGGGGAGTCACGGCGGATCTGACTTCGTAATCCACTGCAGGCAGTTAGCCGACGCCATCGAGGCAGGCCAGCATCATGGAGGTGAGTGATGGATAAGGTGACGGACGAGGATCGGGAGGCTGCGGCGAAGTTCTACTCCGCCATGGCTTTCGGAAGCGGCGGGGGTGGCTGGTGCTATGAATACTGGGACGCTGATTGGCAGACGTACTCTAAGGGCAGAGTGCATCAAGCAACCCATTGGATGCCCCTCCCCAACCCACCGGAGAAATTGTGATGGATCTACGTGAGAAGGTGGCGCGGGCGCTGTGTGAGGCTTCCGGAGGCCATTGGCGAACGAACGATTTTCTGTCAGAGCAAGGCAAGCAAATGCTTGATCTAGACGCGCTCAACAACCACTGGCGGTATAAGGCAGACGCAGCCATACGCACGGTACTGGATGCGTTGAGAGAGCCGTCTCCGGGGATGGTGATGGCCGGGATCTCCGAGCGCCATGAACAGCCAGTGCCGGAAGCGTGGTCACTTGCCACCGCCAACATCTGGCAAGCCATGCTAGACGCCGCCATCCGCGAACACGCCGGGGATGCGGATTTGATCGATGGGGGCGAATGATGGACTGGCGTCCTATCGAGACCTATCCCTACGGCACCAAGTGGGCGCTGGCATATCACTGCATTTGCGCGCACGAAGATCATGGGTGGATCAGGTTCGGCAAGTATTATGGTGAACTAAAACGCTGGTACTACTCGGGCACAAATGAAACTAGCCAGTGGGCGCAAAAGGAAGGCGATGCTCCCACTCACTGGATGCCGCTACCAACTTTACCGGGCAGGGAAGACGTTGCAACCCCATCAGATAAAGGGTAGGTTGCTTGGGCTGCGGTGCTGTGGCTGAGAGGTCTAAGGCAGGTCCGTAACCGCGGGGGCAAGGCGCGCTAAATTGTCTCCGCCGTGGGTTCGAATCCCACCGGCCCGCAGCAAACGGGGACGTTCCAGACGCGCAAAATCCATAGCGCGACCTCGCCAGGATTATCGGATAGCTCGCGGCGCTGCTTCCGATTGACCAATGCGCCGTTACTCGGGGCTGGCATCCGTTGCGACAATCCAAGCCAGTTTGACGCATCCCGCTGACACGGGGCCGCTCACAGTCTAGGCCGCTGTGGCGTCGAGAGGCCTACTTCGCTTCCCTCATCCAAACCGCCAGCCCGTCAACCTTCGACCGGCAATCACCCCAAGCCGCCCTCATCGCCAGAACATAGCCCAGCGTTGCCATGTCGCGCGCCCGCTGCGTCTCTGGCGAACCATCCAGCGCAGGAAGGGCGGGGGCGACGGGCTCATCGGCACATGTCGCCAGTTCAGCGGGAGGCAGGGCAATCCGCACCCGCTCGTCGCAGGCAGTCAAGGCCAGACTTGAGAGGATCAGTGCCGCCGCTGGCAGCATTGCGCGCCCGTTCGTTTTCATGCTCAACCCTTTCCTTGGTATTCCCCGCGGCCTCGGTCGCTGCCTCGCTGGCCCGGCCGGTCTTCTTCTCGACCTGGCGCGTGATCTTTTCCTCGTGATGCGCGATCACCTTGCGGTCGTGCTGCCACAGCCAAGCCGCCACAAGGGCCGCACAGAGCAAGGCCAGCCCCGCATATGCGACAAGGCGTTGGAAGCGCTCAGGCACGCCCCAGCGGCCCAGAATGGCGAGGATAAAGGTCATCGATCGATCTCCGCGCCGCCGAGGTCCAGCGGCTCGGATTTGGCGAGCAATGCGGTCTTGTCCTTCGATCCCACCGAAGATCCGAACTCGTGCCCGACGATGGTGGAAGCCCAGCCTATGACCGTGCCGAGGATGACGAGCGCAACCTCCCGGTTGCCCTGTGGCAGCTCGTGCGTGAACAGCGCGGCGACGATGCCGACTGTCAGGATCATGACGATGGCGCCGATGATGTAGCCGAAGATGCTGCGTTTCTTCATGACCTGTACAACTCCGCCTCTGCCTCGCGCCGGTTCATCAGCCCCGCCATCGGTTTTCCATCGTTGTAGATCCACTTGCGGAACTCAGCGGCAGCCCCGGCATAGTCCCCGGCGTTGTGCTTCTTGGTCAGTGTGGCCTTGTTGATTGCGCCGGTATTGTAATGGAACGATACCAGGGCATCGAACTGGCTCTGCGTCGTCGGCGTGCTACCGATGGCCTTGGAGACTTCAGCCGCGTACTTCTCAATATCCCGCTCGAACCGCGCATCTGCCTGCGCCTGCGTCCAGACGGTGCCGGGACCAATATCAGGCCCGGTTGCGCCCCAGCCGATAGTCCATGGCTTGCCATCCTTGCTGCCCGGATCCGGATAGGCCTTTAGCTTGCAGCCCTCGAAACGGTGCATGAGCGCGATACCGGCAGGGCTTACCGTGCGCACCGCATCGTCGCGGGGGACACCGAAGCTGTCGAGCAGGTTGTCGAGCGCGTGGATGTTGCCGGGTTCGTTGAAGACTTTGGGTGAGGCCGCGCGCACCGCGTCGAAGATGGCTTTGCGCATCAGTTCACCTTCCCCAGCAGGAAGTTCGCAATCATCGCCACCGCGCCGCCGATACTGCCGGCCACCAGCACGATCACTTTCCACGCACCGCGGCGCTCGATCTCGCGGCTCTCGATCTTGGCCAGGCGCTGGTCTATGCTCTCAAGGGTCTTGTCGATCTTCCCCAAATGATCGTTCACTGCCTCTAACCGGCCCTCCATGCGCCCCATATCCCGGTGAATGTCGTCGTGCGTGGTCATATCTGTCTGATCTGAATGAAGGAGTACTTCCTGTCGTTCGTGACAGTGAACGGACCCGCACTTGTGGCGATGCACACACATTTGATCGTGTCGCCTGCAGCGCAATCAAGGACAATGGCGGGGATTTGCGCCCATACTTCGCGGGCCGACGCGGCTCCATTTATGGGGGTGTGGCGATAGACCTCCGACCCGTTCTTGTAGACGGCGATGCCCCACTGTTCGAGTGAAGGCACAGATGAGCACCTAGCTTGCGCCAAGACTTCATACCGCCCGTCGCACCTGACTGTTGCGGTGTAGGTTGAAGGATTGAACTCATTTGTACGGTCAGTGAGTTCAGTATCGAACGGCACATCGGCATTTTGCGCGACCGTGGTAGCCGTGCCGATGTATGCCTTGATGTAGGTGCCCTGGCGTCTGCGGATGATGTTCCCATAAAGCGGAGCAGACATGGTGATCGCACCGCTTGCCGTGGCGTTCTTCGACATGACTGCGGTGCCCGCGCCAGTGTCTACGCTGACAAGGACCGTATCGGCAGGAATCCCGGTTCCCGTCACGGTCTGCCCTGCGACAAGACCGTTTGTGTTGACGCTCGTGAGGTCCGGCGAGCCGCTGGTCGTGGTCGCCGCGCGCGAGAGCGTCGAGATCGATCCATATTGCGTGCCGAAGGAAAGCGTACAATCGGCCTCGATCAGGTTCCCGGAGCCACTTTCCAGCAATACAGCGTGAGTGGCCGTCGCGCCGTTGGTGCGCCCGTTCACCGTGATCGTGTTGTTGGTTGGCTGGTATGCCGCGCTACTGCCGTCAGTCGCAAAAGCGGCTTGGTTTGCGGGCGAAGTCGGGTTGCTGACAGTGCCGACACCATCAACAGTGAGATTGATGTTATTGCGGTTGCAGCTTTTGGTCGTGCTGTCGGAACCGATGACCGCGCCATAAATGCCGCAGCCGTCAACCGTTGCCGTGACTTGGCAGAAGCTCGCGCCATGGATCAGCTTGACGCCGTAATTGACAACATCTTTTGCGTTGACATTGGCGATCACATGGTCACCGAAACAATCGAATGCCTCACCGACATTTTCGGCTATCACATCGCATATAGCGCCGCTATACCCAACCGTCTGGATATTCAGACCGTCAGTCTGCTCCCCATAAGCAGCGCCAGCGGCAGCGCCGAGGCGAATGTCCTTGAACCTGCCGAAATACCGCACGCCGGTTGAATTAACTCCGCCGACACGGTTCCCATCAACGGCGAGTCCGGTAATCTGCATCGAGCCAAGAGAAGTCGAGTCTGCACCGCAATCGTGCACGTTGGCATCGATGACGCCGCCAGTGTTCGAATTCGCCTCGACAATTCCATACTTGGCTTCTTTGAAGCCGTAAGCCTCGACCTTAATGTTGGGGTTGGTGCAACTTACAACCGTGACCGCGTTGCAGGTCCGCACGGACGCGTTCGTTTCCATTTCGATAATGGCGTCAAGAACCGGGTTCGTAATGCCATCGATGAGAATTCCGGTCCTGTTGGTGGAATATGTGCCGGTATAGTCCGCTGCATCGAATTCCCCGGTCCCGGTAAGCATCAGCAGTTTGCCGCCGCCGATAAAGCCGCTGTTGTCCACCGAGTACGCCAGTTGCGTTCCGAAGGCATAGGTGACACCCGGCTCAAGCCAAACCTTCTTGCCCGAGGCAAGGGCTGATGCCAGCGGCGTATAGTCGTCAGTCGCGCCATCGCCTGCCGCATTGTAAGGCGCATCGCGGGGATCGACGATCTGCTGCAGCTTCTTGCCGACCGTGGACGCGGCATAGGTTGCGGCGTGGGAGAAGCCGACGAGGCCAGCGCCCTTGCTCGATGCCGTGGATGCCAGCAGCGCAGACAGCGCAGGATTGATCTTGGGAATATCCTTGATCGTGTTCCCGTCGAAGTCCTTGAGGATGCCGCGATACTCGTAGCTACCATCAAGATAAATGGGGACGAATTGCCCGCCACTGTCCGCAGTGACGACCGCTCCGAGCGACGTTGACAGGGACGCATCGGAATAGACTGCACGCGGCGTCAGTGTGCCGACATCGTAGAAATTCCACGTTGCGCCAGTCAGGCTGTCCGAGTTGCTGTCGGTCGCGCGGGAAAGATCGGAGAGTATTTCAGCGGCCATTCGTTCGCCCCATAAAAAAAGGCCCCATGAAGGAGCCTTTGTGTTATCCAGACCTGATGCGGGTGATGCTCAGGCCGAAATTCTGGTTGTGGTTACTGCTGTGCTGGTGGTTCGCCCCCAGCATTGGTTTCGTTCTCAGCGGCGGCCATACCTGGTGACTTCGCCAGCGTTGCCGCGATGTTATCGTTGAGCGCCTTGGCCTCGCGTGGAGCGGAAGCGATCATTGCCTGAATTGCCCGCTGGATTAGCGTCGATTCCTGCTGAGAGCCCGCAGGGGCCCTTGCGATCCTCAAGAGCAAGTCGCGCACCGGAGCGCTTTCATAAGCTCGCGCAAACAGCCCCCCGGCACCGGCAACGGGTATTGCAGCCTGTCCGAACAGTGAGCCAAGCGCATAGCCGCCAGCGACAGGAAGGTTCTGCACTCCGGTCGGCGGGGAAACGCTCGCAGCCGATGCGCGCCGGGTAGCGTCGAGAACTTTCACCAGACCCTCGATGCGAGCCTTGTCAGCGCCCCTGAAGAACACACCGACATTGTTCCCAAGCGAGGTTACGTTATTGACGAACCGCTCAACGCTCAAGCCCTTGTCAGCCGAGATCGCCTTGTCGAATGCCCTCTGCAGGACTGCAGCCTGCGCGCGCGACTTGCCGAAGTCGTCCAGATTGTTGAACAACCGGGCAACATCGCTGCGGTTCTTGCTGAATAGCAATTTCCCGACATTCTCCGGTGTCATTTCACTGGTCTTGAGGACGCCCTTGAGGGCTGCGTTGTCCAGTTCCCCGGCCATGGCGGCGAGCTTGTCGTTTGCAGTCTTCCATTGCTGGAACTTGCCCTCTCCGGCAGCGGAGCGAATGAAGTTACCCATATCTTCGCGCAACGGCCCGTAGATCTTCGAAAGCGCGCCTTCGCCAGTCGTGCGGCTTCCTGAAAGTTCGGGGGCCTTAAATGCGTCGCCCATTTCCTTGCGGATCTGCTCGACCACTTTGAGGTTTTTCCCCTGCAGCGCCTGTTTCCAGTCCTGCAACTTGGCGATGACAGGTTTTGTCGCGTCCGTCCCGATGCCCTGAAGATTGGCGATCTGCTCATCAATGGCCGAAACGGCTTTGGGCGTCTGGACGACCCCTTGCGTGTTCTCGATTACCGAGGTCTTGGCGCGCGTCAGGTTGCTCAATTCCCTGCTGCGATTGGCGGCAAGGTTCTTCGCGACGTCTTCAAGCGCGCCGGGGGCGTCGTCGATGAGCTTTACCGTGTCTTCCCCGCCGAACTCGCGCAATACGTTCTTGACTGCCTCTACACGCTCGCCCTGCTGTGCCGCACGCTGCCCGCCCGTACCCAAAAAGGGAATCTTCTCGCCCAACGACTGAGCGGACTTGCCGATGAACGTCTTGGGTGGCCTTACGTCGCTGGTCATGACGCGCACACCAGCCTTTTCGCCTTCCCGAACAATATCCCGCGCTTCGTTGGCGACCGGCTTGGGGATAGGGGATTTGGCGGGGGCCTTCGCACCTGGAACAGGCGCAAGCGATGCGCCGACGAATTGCGAGCCGATGCGCGCAATCTTGCCGTGCGTATCCTGTGGAGTAGGTGCAGCCTTCTCGATAGCTCCGCCGATGGTGAATGGCCGCGCAAGGGCGTTGTCGAGCATCGCCGCGTTCTGCTGCACCTTCTTGGCCTGATCATGCATGCCGAGAGCGTTGTACAGGCCCGAGGATACCTTGCTGCCTGCGCCGATGGCTTCGCGCGACACGCCCGCGATTGCCTCTGTTGCCGCGTCAGGAATGGCCGCAAGCCCCTGTCCGATACCGGCTAGGGCATTGGTGAAGGAACTGCCGATCTGTCCGAGCATGGACTGCTGCGGGGCAGGTTTCGGCTTGGGCTTCGGCGCGGCGCTTCTGCCGCCGTCGATGTTGGTGATCGACTTATCGGAAAAATCCTTTTGTGCACGCGCCTGCACCTGCTGCGGGGTGGCATTGTCCGGCACGCCATCGTAAACGTGGCTGGTGCCATCGGAAAAGGTGATGGTGACGCGGCGCGGCATTACCAGTTACTCACCGTGGGCTTGCCGGTTGTCTGGCTCGGTGCTTGCTTCATGCCCCGCTCCTTGTAGGTTCGCAGGTCGCCAATGATGCGCTTGAGGGATGCCTTGAACGCACTCTCGCTCATTTTCGGATTCAGCGCACCGATTGCTGCCGTCAGCTTTTCGCCCTCGGCATTGGATAGTGCGCCCATGCCCTTCATGGATTGCACCATGGGCAAGAACACCTGCGCCTTCATGGCATCCAGTTCAGCATTGAAGTCCGCTGCATCGGTGCCGGGGACTACCCATCCACCGAGAAGCCCGCCTGTCAGGCCCTTCGCGCCGACCGAGGCAGACAGGCCGGGGTGATCCAGAAGGCGGTTCGCAGTGCCGATAGCGCGGTCGAAAGCGTCGAGAGCGGATTGCGAATAAGCACCGTCCTTTGCCTTTCCGCCCGCGCCCTTGACCGGCTTCAGTTCGCCGTCCGGCCCCTCCTGCCAAACCCCTTCGGGCAAGCCGCGCTGCGTGATCTCGTCAGGCGAAAGCGTGCGCCACTTCTTATCCGGCTTCGGAGCGCCCTGAGCGACGACCGAAGTGTTTGGACCGAGAACCTTGCCGACATAGTTCTGCGTCTCGGCGGGAAGGCGCTGGAGCCAGTTCTCCCCGCCTTGCGACACAGCCTTCTGCACTGCACCGGGCCCAGCATTGTAGGCTGCAACTGCCTTGGCCGGATCACCGAAGTCGGAAAGCTGCTTCTCGAAATACGCCTTGCCAAGGGCTGCATTGTACTGCGGATCAGTGCGATAGCGGTTCTCGTCGAACGGGAGCCCTGCAAGTTGCGCCGCCTCCGGTGCCGTTCCCGGCATGACTTGAGCAATGCCGATAGCGCCAGCGGGAGAAGTGAGGGGCTGTCCATCGGGTGCGAACTGCTGACCGTTGGATTCCGCGCCAATCATTTTCTGGAATATGTCGCCAGGTGCTGCCGTAGGGTCGGTCGTGACGTATGCCGTCTGGCCTTCGCTCACCGTGCCATAGTGCGGCGCGAACGGAGCCTGAGCGACAAGATTGTTGTTCTGGTCGTATCGGCGAGAACCGGGGGCGAGGGTGTAGCCGCTGCTGCGCTCAAGGAATGCCTTGGCTTCTCCAGCAGAGGCAATCGCCGCCTCGCGCATCTGGGGGCTGAATTGCCCCTTGTACTGCGCAAGATCGGGATATGCCTGCGAAAGCATGTCGATGGAGCTATCCCACTTCTCCGGGTTGTCAGCCATGAGCGCGGCCTGACCGATAGCCTCGATGCGCGCCAAGGCCGCCTCGGTCTTCTGCTTGTCCGCTGCGATCTCATCAAGGTGGGTCTGACGCTGCTGCTGCGCCTGTTGCTGGCGAAGCTGGATGCCAAGGCGCGGATCGTTCTGCGTCACCTGCGCAAGCGTCTGGTCGTTCGGGCTGTTGGCATAAGCTGCAAGGGCGTTATCGGCACGGCGCTGCCTGCCTTCCTCTTGCCCCGCCTTGAAGGCGTTGAAAGCGTTCATGCCTACATCCGGCATGATGCCGAGGCCCCAGTTGATGCCAGCCATTACCTGCTGCTCCCGAAGATATTGGCCCCGATGGTCGCCAGACTATTGATGGCCTGTCCGGTGTTTGCCGCACCGACAAGCTTGGCATTCGCCTGATTGGCCGCGTTCCCGGTGTAGATCGAACCGAGCGAATTGGCGTAGTTCGAGCCCACCCCAGCCAGTGCCGATCCAGCGGAAAGGCCGACGCCCTGCTGATTGCCGAGGCTGTTGAGATAGGAGCCGAGATAGCCCTGATTGATATTGTTCTGGCGATCCTGCAGGGCTTGCAGCGCGGCCCCAGACTGAAACGTGCCGTTGCCCGCATAAACGCCGGTCACATCCTGCTTCCCGAGCGCCGATTGGAAGGCGTAATCCGAGTTGTTCAGGTAGTTCGTGAAGGCATTGCGGGCGCTGGTCGGATCGGAGCCGCCAAGGGTAACGGTCCCGGTTCCCGGAAGGTCGCGGCCCTCGCCCTTACCGAAGCTGTTCCAGTGATATTGCCCGTAGGCCCCCATGTCGTTGCCGAACTGGCCTGCTACCTTCTGGTATTCCGCCAGGAGATCGGGGTTGGCCTGCACATAGGCCGAATAGTTCGGCGTCCCGGTCTGATAGCTGGTTTCCGGAGTGCTGATCCCGAGGAAGGAATTTATCAGGTTGTTCGATGCAACGCCGGAATTGACGAACGGAGTCAGGGTTTCCTTGTTCTGCCCATAAATATCGCGCTGGACGGCGGCGCTTGCATCGGCTCCAGCCTGAGAGGCTTTCGCGGCAGACTTCGCGGCATTCGACCCGATGACGGCTGAACCTACTGCGCCGACGCCCGCAATCGCGCCGCCGATTACTGCTGGTGGCATCGTTCACTTCTCCATTCAAAGATACGCCATTCGCCGGGAACATCGCCCGCGTAGAGAACCCGGCGCTCAACCTCGCGAAAGCCCGCGCGCCGCGTGAAAAGGGCCAGATCCGGCCTGTCGTCTGAAATTCGTGCCCAGAGCCTTTTGGCCCCAAGGCTTTCGATCATGTCCCGCGCCTCAATGGCAGCGTTAAAACCCCATCGCCCCCGGCCTTCCGGGGTAATCATCACATGGACTTCGTAAGTCTCGGGAGAGGTCCATTCGAACAGGAACCCGCCATGCTCCCCGAACAGGAAAACGTTGGTTTCCCGCATCGCCCCGCTGAAGTCGCAAGGCCCGCCGATATGCGAAACGATTTCCGGGTGATTTGCGAAGCGGTTGATGATGTCCGGGTCTTCGCAAAGCCGGATCATAATACCCGGTACTGAAACGTGCAGGTCATATTGATTGACGAAGCTGACGAACTGTAGCCGTCGAACTGCGCCTCATCATTGACGGAATCTGCCGAGATACGTGCGTAGCCACGCTGTTGATCGGCGGTCATGCAGCCAGAGCAATGCTGCGAGGCCGTCATGTTCGTCGCCACAGGCAGGGTCATGCGAAACGAGAAGTTGCCCGCCGCCGTTGCATCCACCGCGATCAGGCAAGAAACCGTCACGATATTCCCAACACGCGTGTACAACGCCGTAGAAGGCGTGACGGAATCGATGTTGCTCGTGCCTGTCCCGGTCGGGCTGTAGGTTCCGCTGTCCAGCGTCGGGATGGTGTTGCCGCTTGCCGCTGTCGCGCGGCCCTTGGCGTCGAACGTGATGGACGGAATGGAAGTTGACGAGCCGTAGGAGCCGGGAGTTACCGCCGTATCGATCAGATCGATCGTGGGGTTGCCGGAAACCCCGCTTCCGTTCGTGACCGAGATATTGCTTGCCGTGCCGGTGATCGTGCGGAAGGCGTAGGAGCCCGCTGCAGTCCTCACCAGATGCCCGGTTGAGCCAAAGCCCGTAATGTTGTCCAGAAGCGTCCCTGAGGCCGCTCCGCCGCCCGTACCGCCCCTTGCGACCGAAAGGGTTCCAGTCCACCCCAGAGTGAGCGAAACGGCCTTCAGGAGCGATCCTGTAGGCGTCCCCCCCAGCGTCAGGGTGACATTCGTATCATCCGTCTTGGTCAGGTCCGTCCCGGTCACCTGACTGGACGTTACCGCAATCGGGATACTGGAAGCCGATGTTGCCTGACCTTGCGCATTGAGGGCGATAACCGCGACACTCGAAGCCGAGCCATAAGTCGCCGCCGTGACACCCGTTGCCGTGATTGCAACATCATCGGCATTGACGGTAATGCCCGTTCCCGCTCCCACGTTGAAGGTGGGACTGGTCAGGATATTACCGCCGCCCGTCAAACCGCTTCCGGCAGTCAGGTTCACCGCCTCAAGCGCCGCGATGTCCGCTTCCGTAGTGGTTACGCGGGCAATCAGGGCCAGAAGATCCGTAACCTGATCCTCAATCGCCTTGGCAACCGTCTGCCACCATACCTGGAAGGCAACGGCAGGCGTCCCCAGCTTCTCGACGATCTGCGCCGCGCGAGGAAGCCGGGGGAGATTGAGGGCCATTATCTACCGCCCCAAGGCTCATTCACGAGAATGTCAGAGAACCGAACGTCAACCGGGTCGGTGATCCTCAATTCACCGAGAAGGCCGGGGCGCGATGCCATGCCAAGCCCGCGCCACTCCACCTTTTTGCGGTACTCTCCTTGCGTCCCCAGTGTCGTCGAACGCCAGTTGCCCCAAGTCTTCCCGGCATCGCGGGACAGGCGAAGCTCCAGCGCCGGGTCTGCGTAGGTTCCGGTAAGATACGTGGTGGATCCGGGGTTTGTCCGTACAAGCACGTTACTGATCGTCACGCCCGAGGAATTGAGCGGGAAGCCGAACGAAAGGCGGCGCTCCAGAACCCCGCCGAGGTCCAGCCAGTCAGAGCCGAAGGTGAAGGTCTTGCCGTCCAGCGAGGAACCAAAAACGCCCTTGGCGAAACACTGCGGAATCCAGTTGTCTTGCCCCCACGACTTGAACTCGCTCCACGTTCGCGACTTGTAGGACCACACCTGCGTTTCGTTATCGATGCGCAGACAGAGGAACTCCGCCCCCTCGATGTTGAACGTGAACAACCGGCATTCGGTGCTCGCTTTGATCCTTGCTTCAAGGCCGGGATTGGAAATTACCGTGTTCTCATCGGTCAGGCAGACCTGATTGAGGTCCGTGACCCATGCGAACGTTGACCCGATGGACGTAGCGCAGCCGGTGTTCTTGATGCCGCGTTCGATCACCCGGCCCTGTAGAGGCTGGAAGGGCAGCGTTGCATCCCCGGTCGTGGGCCAGAATTCGACGGTTTCCGCGCCGAAGATGATGAGAATGCTATCAATGAACAGGAGATCGAGAGAACGGTCTGGCGCGCTTTCCGCTGTAGCGAAGGCCAGCGCATCAATCGAGGTGGCCAGAACATCGGACCAGTAGAACTTGCCGGTGTCCTTCCTGATCGCAATGGCGCGGGACTGCCCGACGATGACTTTCGAAACGCTGGCGCTATCGGGAAAGGCAATCGCCGCAAGGGTCGTCCCGTCATAACCCCACAGGCTCGCACCCGCAGCGACAAACAGGAATGTCTCATAACCAGCCATCGAAACGGGTCCGGTGCCGTCCAGATTGCCAAGCAAGGTGGTGCCCGTGTAGAGATCGCCACCCGAGACCCCGAACAGGGCCGTGGAAAGCACGTTGTCGGCCTTGAATAGGGCCTCTACAGGGCCAGCGCCCATATCTGCCGACCTGTCTGTCAGACCGGGCCGGGATTGCACTGCGATACCCCTCGATTCGGTCGGGGCTGGCTCCACGAACATATTCACGACAGGCAGGGAAGGCATATCGCCGCGCGAGCGCGCATATGACGAAGTGCCGAACTCGACTTGCATCAGAAATACTGCGCAGTTCTCGCCGGACGCGTTGAGCCCAGCTTGTAGGAAATAGCCTGTCGGAAGCCCGATGCGCTCAACCGCAGGCGCGCCGGAATATCACCGAATGGACCGGCGATCTCTTCCGCAAGACACGCGGCGAAACCGTTCAAGCCGCGATCAGCGAGCGGGCAAGTGCTGTTCAGTGTCAGCCCAACAAGATCGACCCATCCGCTGCGGTCATAGAGCCAGCGATTGCGGGTTGAACCGTCCTGAACTTCGATCAACGCGAGGTCATAAGGGGGCCTGTCCGTGCCCGCCTGACCGTCTTCAGCGTAGGTCGTGGGAATAGTGATCGTCGGGGAGCCGGAAGTCTGCACCCGTTCGCCCTCAAGGGCGGTATAGGCAGCGGTCTTGTAGACATCGGTGAGCCTGCCGAACATGCCGCCCGAGACCCATGTATCGAACATGGATTGCAGGGCCTCCATGCCCAGATCGGCTTCGTCTGCGGTCGGGTCGTCGCCAAGCGCAACAATACCGGCGAGGCGATACGCCTTGCTCACGACATCACGACAGGTTGCCATGTTCTACCCCGGAAAAGGAACGGGGAGCGCAAGGGCCCCCCGCTCGGTCATCAGGAGGCGCTACCCTCAACGACATAGAACAGCGTGAGGTACAGAGTACCCGCAGCGCCGGTCGCGGCATTGGCAGCCGCAACGCCGGTAATCAGCGTCTTGTCGGTGTACGAATAGCCAGCGCCAGCAGTCGCAATCGCAGTCGAAAGCGTGCCAGCCTGCCCAACGGTCGAAGCCGCGAAAATACGGTTCGTGTCGCTCGCATCGCCAACGTCAATCGTGAGCGTCGGAGCGCCGTTGGTGTCCATGTCGGTTGATTCAAGCACAGCCATAACGACACGCGCGCCTGCGGGGACATACCCGAAGTTGATCGTATCGGTGGTGGCCGGTGCGGCGGAACAGGCGACTTCGAAAAAGAGCGCCTTGCAGTTGTTCGCCAATCCGTGCGACGGAACGGGAACCTTGTCGTAGTCAGTGGCGGAATAAGTCGCCATTGTTCATCTCCTCAAGGGAAAGGGGCGAGCCTAAACCCGCCCCGCTAGGATCAGGAGTCAGCCGCAGCCGCGAAGAACGCGGTCAGCATGCCATGCTGCTTGCCGTTGAACGCCATCTTCTTGACGCCCAGAAGCTCTTCGATCGCCACGCCCGGACGGAACTTGTAGTCCTTGGTCATGTCGGTCTGCGGAGTGGGCATCTGGCCCCAAGCAACGCCAACGGACTGCTGTCCGCAGACGAAGACCGGGCGAACGTCAGCCGATGCAGCGCCAGCGGCATCGAGAACGCCCGAGGCGCTTGCGATGTCGTCGATCTCGGGAACCTCGCGGTGGAGGATGCCGTCATAGATCAGGTCGCCGTCCTGGAACAGCGGATTGGCTGCAACGTCACGCGGGCGGGCCTCACGGTTTGCCTGCGTCATGGTGCTGTCCGCCTTGAGGTCGCGGAAGGTCCGGGAGCCGTGGAAAGCCACGAAGTATTCCTGACCGACGCTCGACTTGAACGGGCGGATATGCGGATCGGCCTGCTTTGCAAGGCGCTTGGCAAGGCTCATGCTCGCGACCGTGCACTTGTCATCGGTCGTGTCGATATTGCCCAGCGCGGTTGCGAAGGTGGCCGAATAGTTCGAGATCAGCTTACCGAACAGAAGACGGTCGCTGTTCGCTGCCGAGTAGGCATTGCGATTGGCGGCGCTGCTGTCCACCATATCGACCGTGGTCGAGCCGGTGGTAACGACCGAAAGCATTGCAGCGATAATATCGTCGCGCAGCTTTTCCGATTCCCACTGCTTGAGCATGTCGCGCGCAGCATTGAGTAGGTCGATCTCGGTCTTGTAGCTCGTGCTTTTCGGGACACGAACACCGTTGCGACGCCAGTCAATCGAAATCGGGCAGTTGTAGTTGCCCAGATCTTCTTCGTTGCCGTCCAGAGTGGTCGAGCCCGTAACGCCGTTGCCGGTCAGACGGGTAATCAGCGGAATGTTGATCGTCTTGCCAGCTTCACTTTCAAGCTCGTGCTTGGTGATGATGATGCTGGATGCAGAGCGGCCCATGTAACCACGGAAGCCGGATTCGCGGACGTATTCCTTGAAGTAGTCCGAAAGCCACTTCTGCTTTTCAAGGGCGGAGGCCAGGGTAACTTCGGCCATGGTTCAAATCCTTATTTGAACTCCTCGTCGAACACCGCCGTTTGCCCCGTTGCCGTATGCTGGACGCCGCCTGCTGACGGGTCAGATACAATGGACTTGGGCGGTTTCGGTGCGGGAGCAGGGGAAGGGGTTTGCGCGGCAACTTGGGCCTGAGCCTGTTTCCACGCGCGGAATTGCTCATACTCAGAGGCATCGACGTTCGATGCGATCTGGTCGCGTTGATACTGCTGGTAGGCGAAACCAACCGGGTCGGGGCTGTTCGCTACCATCTGGTTGAAATAGGGATCGGCATCGCACTTGGACCGCGCCCATTCGACCGCTGTATTCACCACTTCCTCGCCGTGCTGCTGCACTGCGAAGCGGCGGGACATTTCGAGCCGTTGGGAGTAAAGCTGCCCTTGGAACTGCTGCTGTTGATATGCCTGCCACCCTTCCGGGTCTTCGAACATATCGGGCGGGGTAGCTTCCTGCTGGGGCTGCTGTTGCTGCCTGTAGCGTTCGGCTTCCGCCTTGAATGCCTTCAGTTCGTCCCGAACCTCGTGAAGCGCCGCAAGCGGCACCATCGGCTGTTCGGTCCTGATTTCCGGCTGCACCTGCGGCTGCTGGACTTCCGTTGCCGGTTCCTTGGCCCTGAACTTGCCCGTTTCATCGCGGGCCGGTTCTTCCTTCGGTGCTTCCTCTACCGCTTCCGCGACCGGCTCGGGCTGTGCCTCCTCGGTAACGAACGGTTCGGTTTCAAACAGTTCCTCTTCGTGCGTCTGTTCCGTCATTTAACCCTCTTGCCCGTAACGCAGGCATGGCGAAGCGCCCGAACGGCGGCGGCCCGGCTGATAAATGCGCCTATCAACAAGCGAAGCGCCCGGTTAAGCCCCGGCGGCGGGCATCCCTTGCGAGGCGATCCTGGAACCGACCTCGAAAGCGTTGATCTGCGTTGAAGCGGCCTTGGCCTGAGCATCGACGATGTTCTCTACCGTCTCGCTCTCGGTCTTCTTGATGTCGGCCTGCTTCTGCTGCATTTCCAATTGAGCCATGATCTGTGTGATCTGCTGCTGCATTTGCTGCAGCGGAGCGTTCTGCTCGTCCATGGCCTTGAGTTTCTCGATGATCTCCCGCTTCTTCGGCAGCGAACTGGCTTCCAGAAGGATTTGCGGGGGAATCGGCACGCCAGACCGCGCAAGGTCGGTCAGGGCGAGGAACTGCTCTTGCGCAAGATTCGCTGTATCGGGAACCGTATCCAGCGTAATATCTACATCCAGTTCGGCCAGCGCGTTCTCATAGCCAAGCACCGTTGGCTGAATGGTCGGCATTCCATCGGGTCCGAGGACGACTTGCGGCTGTCCGTACTTGGGCTGGTTGATGCCGATGAACTGCGGCGCACCTTCATCATCGGTGATGCGGATGTAGTCCGGTGCCGTCCAGAACTGGCGAGCACGGTTCCACATCGCTCTGTAGATCCGGCGCTCCCAATGCTCCATGCCGCCGAACACAACCGCCTGCTCGGTCATGCCTGCCTGCTGGCGGATCAGGTTGTTGCGGCCCGAAGAGTTTTCGCCCTCGCGCGCCAGCACAGCCGGGTTCGGCCCGAGACGCGAGATAAACTCCTTGTCATGGGAAAGCAGATTAAATTGACCCGCTGCCATGTCGTTGATGCTTACGGGTTTCCAGCCAGGAGGGATAACGCCGTCCGGCTTCGATGCTTCCTCGCGTACAAGCTCGGCATCGGCTGACATCGCAATTTCATTATTGGCCTGCACCTGCCTGTTGTTCAGGAGGTGGAGCAACTTACTTTCACGCTTGTTGATGCCGTCCTGAACCGGGCGCATGTCGCGGACGATGCCGTAACGGTTGTTCTCGCGGTCCACGAAGCATGACTGGGCAACGATAGGATTAACCCGGCGATCACCGTAGCGGCCCTTCTCGACGTACTCGGAAATGCCCTGCTCGATTACACCGCCAGAGTAGAACAGGCAGCGATACCAGTCCTTGCCTTCGCGGTGGTACATTTCCACCACCATCAAGCGGCGGTGCTTGCGATCAACCCAATTACCGCGCGCGTCCTGCGGGCGATCATCGAACGTATCGTCAAGGGCACCGAATGCCCCCGACAAAGCCAGTTCGACTTCATTCGCCTTCGCGCCAAGCGCCGTCACCTGATCGGCATACATCCACTTGGCGAAGCCCATGTAGCGGGCATCGCGGAAGTCTGCGAAGCGGCTGCGGGGATCGTAAAAGAACTCTTCCCAGCGGCCCATATCGACCTTGACGCGGCCATTCTCGTCAACCCCGACCATCGCGGCGACGGTGCCCTGCACAAGGTAGCTGTCAGCCCCCTCGATGCGCTGGCTGTCAAAGTCGTTCTCGTCGGCAATGTAGCGCAGAACCTTGGTTGCGACTTCCGCGCTGTCTTCGTCCTGCGGGTTGCGACCGTAAGCGCGGGGATCTGTTGCACCCTGCTTGAGAACGCCAATCGTGCCGTTAACCGACAGGCGGACGTAATTGTAATAGCTGTCCGGCTGCTTGCGCTTGCGTAGTTCGGCCTTTTCCTCGGCGCTCCACTGGTGGCCGTGGCGGTAATCGTCGTCTGTCTGCGATTCCTTGCGGGCTTCCTGCGTGAGGTCGCGCGCTTCAGCAAACATGCGCTTGTAATAGTCAAGCGACTTCTCAGGGGTCATAGTGTCTTCCAACTGTCGCCCCCTTGCTTGCGCCGTCCCCAAAGGTCGGGCGGATTCCTGTCAGGTTGCGGCGCATGCACGATTGCCGGGTGCGCCTGATCGATGGCCCGCCCGATCAGCGAGGCCGTGTCCACTTCGTCATCGTGCTTGCCTGCGGGGAACACCAGAAACTCGCTGATGTCCGCCGCAGGTTCGAAGAATACCCGTCCGGTTGCCGCCATTGCCTGAAACGACCGTGCGCGCGTTGGCTTGTCAGCCACCGAAGGAAGCCATTCCATGCGGCAATGCACCTTGCGCTCACGCATGCGGCGCTTGAGCATAGGCTCCACTGCCTTTTGAATGACCCCGCCTTCACCGAACCAGCACAACGGCTTGTACTTCGCTACCAGATCCAGTTTGCGTTCAATCCATTCGTCGGAGCTTGTCTGCCCCTTCCACTGGTCCACGCGGTAAACATCGCCGTTGCTGTCGATGCCCCAGACCGAATGCACCGTGTAGTCACCGCCCCCATCGGTCACCGCGTAATCGCTTGTGCCGTAGAATCTCAGCGCAGGGAGCTTATCCCAAGTCCTGAACCATTCCCGCTTGAAGAACGTGCCTTCGTCGGGTTGCGGCTTCTGCTGATACAGTGCGGACCATTCGCGAGGACCGACCGCATTCTTGATCCTCTCCAGTGCGGGAAGCGGATACCACTCAGGCCAAAGCGCCTCGCCGTCTTCATTGATCGCCGGAAGATCTAGGACATGCCATTGACCGCCGTCCTCAATTCGCCCCTCGCTCTCAAGTATCCGCCCGGCAAGGTCGGCTTCATTCCAGCGCGTCTGCGTGCAGACAATCCGTGCCCCTGGCATCAAGCGGGTGTACAGATCGCCGCGATACCAATCCCACGCTGTTTCCTGAACCGTCTCGCTGTCGGCTTCCTGCCGCCCCTTCACCGGGTCATCAATCGACACCAGATGCCCGCCTGAACCTGTCACCGAACCGTCAACGCCGGTCGCCATGTATACGCCGCCGTGATTGGTGTTGAACAGATCCTTGGCCTGGCTGTCCTCCGACAAGGATATGCCGGGAAAGATCGCCTGATATTCCTTGCTCGCAATCAGGTTGCGGACTTGCCTGCCGAACTTAGCAGCCAGCTTGTGCGCGTAACTCGCCGTGATGATCTGGTGCGTTGGATTGCGGCCCAGATACCATGCAGGGAAACGAACGCTTGCCAGTTCGGACTTGCCATGCCTCGGCGGCATGAAGATCATCAGGCGGTCGATGTCGCCGCGCTCCAACGCCTCCAGCTTCTCGGCTATCAGCCTGTGGTGCTTTGCGACCCGATACTGCGGGTTTGTGTACTCAGTGAACCCTAGGAGGCTGCTGCGCGACTGACGCGCCTGCATTACCTTCGTCAACCTCTCCAGTTCCGCCATCGAGGAAAGGAGCAATTGCCGTTGCGAGGGATCGGATACGCTCTGCAAGCTCGTCATCCGTCATCGCGTCCATGTCGTTGATGTTGAGTGTGTGTTCCTTCGGAAGGAGTGAGGCGATTACCTTCAGGTATTGATCGGGCTTTTCCGTGCGGACGGTTTCAATCGTCTCAGGGCCGTGTGCTTCGAAGCTGTCATGCAACGCTTGAATGAATGCTTCGCCCAGTTTGTTGCGTGCGCCCTTGGGCCTTCCTGGATTGCCGGGCTTGAACTGATGTTCGACAGGCGGACAGTTGGCCCGTTTCTCTCCCGTTTTTTCGGGCATCACAATTCAACCTTCGATCTGCCACCAATCGCCGCGTATAGCTCGTAGACACGACACCATAGTCTCAGCGATTGAATGGTCTTGGAGTGCATTGAATGCCTCCGGGATGTTCGCCCGCTCTCGCTATCGCTTTGGGAGGGGTGGAAGGATGCGGAGCGGGCTGGTCGGTGGTCCGACCTAAAACGACGAAAGCCCGCAAGCATGTCAGCCGCGGGCGCAATTCAACTCATCACATTTCGGAAAATTGCACATGTCTGCCAGTGCGTCAAGACGCTGCATGTGGATTATGCCGCATCGTCCCAGCGCACGACCCGAATGCCGATCTCCACTTGGGCCGGGGCAATGACATCCAGCGCATCGAGCGCGCACTTCATCACCATCCGGTCAGCCGGATCTCTTCCACCGGCCAGCAACCGGTCGAGCCATGGCGGTCCATGATCGTGATACTGGTCGAGGATGAGTTGATCGAGCCAAGGGCGCAAACCGGCATTGTCGAGATCGTTCATCGCGTCGAACAACCATTCCTGATTGTCCATTTCGAATGAATTGCCCGAAATTTGCCCGCAGGAGCCCGCTGAGAGCGTTTCTCGCCCCAAAGGGCACCCGTACCTACCTCGCTCAATCATCGCGCTGTAGAGGCGCGCAAATCGCTTTCCTGCATCGAAGCGGACATTGGCTGTGGCATCGCTGCCAAGAAGGCCATGCTTGAAGGCTCGGCCAAGAGCGCTGCCGTAGTATTCGCCATAGCGTTCGCGCAATGCCTGGACCCGCTCGCTGCCCTTGTCGAACGTGGGGCGCAGCTTCCCGCACTTGTAGCGCTCGCCCTGCTTCTTCGGCCTGCCTTTGCGTCCCATCTGTCAGCTCCCCGTGGTTTCGGTTGAATGGTTTTCGATGCAGCGCTGCAGGGCGTGGGCGGTGACGTGGATCACAGCTCCCCTCCCCACAAGAACCCAACCGGATTGGGTGCCCTCCAGATCGTATCCCCGTTCGCGTCGAGCAGCCCGGTATCGGTCGCCTCGTGATCGCAGACGGTAGGAACGTGCCAGGCGTTGCCGGTCGGATACCAGTCATCGTCGTACTGGCGTGGGCGTGGTGCCTTGGGGGTGGTGAAGTAGCGGGGGTGGGTCATCGGGCGTGTCCACCGTCCACCGTCCGCGCGTATTCCTTCTTTAGGCCCCTTTTTTCTCTCTTTTTTTCTCTTTTATGAAATAGAAAGTAGACAGTAGACAAAGGGCTTATCGCGACGAAAAAACAATGACTTAGCGCGTCCACCATCTTGTCCACCATCTTTTCGCAACTTGGTGGACAGATGGTAGTCAGTGGACACGGCAGGGGGTGTCCACCAACTTTCAGAACCATGGTGGACAAATTTTCGACCATGTTGGTGGACGCCATCACCTCGCCTCCCGTTCAAAAATACGCATCGATTTCCGGCTTTCGTCCTTGCCGTACTTGCTCGTGTATCCGAGCCGGCGCAGGCACTTTGCGACACGGTTTTGAGCCTTCTTGTCCATGCGCTCGGAGGGCATCCCGAGCGCCGCCAGAGCCTCGGTGACGGTGACGCGATTGATGGAGTTGAAGATCAGTTTGTCGGTCAGGATCTCGTCCCAGGCGTCGTATTCCTCACGCAGCGCGACGGCAGTCTTGGCGAGCTCCTCCTCCGCCATTCCCTCCAGCCACCACGTCTCGTTCCAGCGATACGCCTCGACAGCCTCCGCCCACAGTTGATCCCGATGCTTGGCGATCCAGTCGAGATCGGCCTTGCGCACGAAGACGGGCCAGTATCGCCTGTTGCCGGTGGCGTCGGTGAAATAGCCGGTTTCAGATGGGTTGATGGTCCCGAAGAATATGCACTGCCGCGGGTGCTCCGAGGCCATCTTGGCATAGGGGAGGACCACACGGTCGGACTTCATGGAAAGCAGGCCCTTGACCGTGTTCTCGTCCTTGCGCGTGATGGCGATGAACTCGGCCAGCTCGACGCACCATGCCCCCATCATCGACATGACCATCTTGTTGTGCTGGTCGAACAGGTTAACGGACTCGGCCGTGAACTCCTCGCCGAACAGCGTGGCGATGGCTGACGACTTGCGTATGCCTTGCTCGCCTTCGAGGATGAGCACGGTATCGACCTTGCAGCCCGGCTTGAAGGCGCGGGCGACGGCGGCAATCAGCGTCTTGCGCCCGATGATGGCGGTGAAGTCGTTGGCGTCGGCGCCCATGCAATCGGTCAGCCAGCGGTCGATGCGATCCACCCCATCCCATTTCAGGCCGGTCAGGTACTCGCGCACCGGGTGGTAGGGATTGCGCTTGGCATGGGCCATGACGGCAGGCAGGACATCGCCGACGTTCGGCTCGAACTGGTGAGCCTCCAGGATCAGGCGGACCGCTATCAGGTCGCTGTCCTCGATTGGGTGGCCGTTCCATTCAGCGCGGTAGGCCAGCTCGTTCCAGCGGATCTTGTCACCGAACTCGCGTAGGTTCTCAAGGTGAAGCATCAGGTTGGTGATGCTCTTCTTCACACCCTGCTTACTGGTCTGGAGCTTGCCCTTCCATGCCTGCAGGTCGAATACGTTATCTGTCGGCTCCGCCATCATGCTGTGCCTCCCCGGGCTCTTGGCAGTCTGGCGGCGCGCAGGATTGCCTTATTGATGATTGTCGGGTTCAGCCCGAAGCATTGAATGTCCGTCGGCATGGCCGAAGGATGCCAGCGGATGTCCGCCGTTGCCCCGATCACCAGCCCGCCCGGGATTTCGTCTCGCTCTGCCGGCGCGATGTGCCACAGCCCTTTGGCTGCGTTCTGGCGCTGCACGGCGAACTGAGCGCGTCGGGCGGCCCACTGCTGAAAGAAGCGCCTGGGGGATGAGAACAGGCCATTCGCTTCCTCGGTCATGTGACCGACGATTTGCGGTGTCGGATCGCCCATGATCTCAGCCACGTCCTTGCCCGGTCGCCACTCGATCACCGTCTCGATGCCGAGCCAGTTGTGGTCGGGCTCGTCGAACAGCCGGGGCGCCGGATACGCAGCAAGGATCGACCCGTCAGGATGGCGCCGGAACGGGGCACAGGCGTAGATCGCGCCGGTATCGGACTTGCGGATACCGAGAGCCGAATAAACAGCGTCATGCATCGCAGGGCATCGCCACCAGGTCTTGGCAGGCGTGTCCCTCGACAGCGCATACCAGTAGGCAGAGAACTCGTTTGTCTGGTCGACGTCAGTCATCGAGCAGGCCCTCCTGCCGGAGGCGGTCTCGCACGTCATCCGGGGACCACGCGGCAAAAGCAATGGCGCCGGCACGCTCCTGCGCCCGGCAGAACTTGACCTGAGCGGGCTTGAGGCGGTCGCGGCCGATCTTGGCGTCGATCCACACGGCACGGCCCTTGATGGTTGCGGCGATGTCGAGCGCGCCCTTCGTCCCGAACTTCGCCGGGCGTCCATCGCGGGTGTAGAGCAAGCCGGGCGTATCGACGGGCACGGAGACGCCGCCGATCTCGGATATGAACAGGCGAATCGCGTTCACGAGGTCGGTGTGGGGTTGGCTCATCTCGCGCCATCCTCGAAAAGCCCGCCCTTCCACTCGTAGTAGTCGTTGCGGTCGTCGTTGTCCTCAAACAGGCGGTAAGTCAGCCCGCTTGCCGTCGAAGCATCGTCGAATACTATGCGTGAAATGGGTATGACCCGCTGGTATGTGGTTGATCCGCCCATCCATTCAAAGAATTGGAGGACAAGGAGAGTGCCTACGTCATCGTCGATCACTGCCGTGATCACGCCTTGCTCTTTACACTTACCTTCCTTGAACGACAGGAAGCCACGGCCCAAGAGTGGGTGAATTCGAGGAATATGGCGCCCAGAGCAAGTTTCTGGAACGAACGGGACATCCTTGTCAGACTTCCCGAGATTACAGTCCACGCAGGCAGTAACCAAGTTGTCCATGTCGTCGGTTCCGCCATTAGCCACTGCCTTGACGTGATCGACATGCAGTTCAACGTCTGGTGCTGAACGTGAGCAATAACGACATGTGAAACGGTCGCGGCTCAAGACCGAAAACCTGACTTGCGCGGACATGCCGCGGCGCTTTCTCGTCTCACTCACGCCGCCCTCCGACCCTGCCGCGAAGCCCATACCTTGCGAGCCCAGAACGTCGGGTTCTTGTATCCACGCTGGCGCCCGAGCTCGATCAAGGCATCAAGGCTGTTGGCCTTGCCCTGTTCGCGGAACTTGGCGCGCGGCTCGGCCTTCTTGACCTCTTCAAGAACCCCATCGACGACCTCGATCTCGCGCGCCTTCACCTCAACGGCATGACCGCATTGCGGGCACTTGGGCGCGGGTCGATAGACGAAGTAGCATTCTTCGCAGGTGCGGACCGGAACCTCGCTCGGCGCCGCGCGCTTCTTCTTCTCCCGGTCCGCCAGATCCCATTCGCGGGCATCGTCAGGCAGTCCATGGAGCAGGCTATTTCCTGCATGGTCGAGGATGATCGCCTCGGATTTGCCTTCTGCCGGGCGCAGGGCACGACCGACCTGCTGCAGGTGCAGGCTCAGCGACTTCGTGGGGCGCAGGAGGATCGCCGCCTCGATCGCGGGAACGTCGAAGCCTTCGCCGAACAGGTCCGCATTGGAAAGGATCAGCGTTTGACCGCTGCGGAAGCGTTCGACCGCGCCGTCGCGCTCGGCCACGCTCATCGAGCCATCGACATGCTCAGCGGGGATTCCAGCGGCAATGAACTGCGCCGCGATGTGCTTGCTGTTCTCGACCCCGGCAGCAAAGGCAACAGCGCGCTTCCCGGCGCACAGGCGCTTGTAGTGCCCGATAGCGTCGCCAACGATCTGCGGCTTATCCATGGCAGCGGAAAGGGCCGAGCGGTGAAAGTCGCCGGCAACGGTTCCGACGCCGGAAAGATCGGGCATGGCGGGCGCGAACAGGCGGTAGCGGGAGAGCGATCCCTGCTCGATCAGCTCGCCAGTCGTCGGGCCCAGCACCATGTGCTCGAACCAGTTGCCCAAGCCGACGCCATCGAGACGCCACGGAGTTGCGGTGAGGCCAAGCACCCGGGCGTGCGGGAAGTGCTCGAATATCGCCTGCCACGATGCCGAACCGATATGGTGGGCCTCATCGAAGACGATCAGGTCGGGCGCTGGCAGTTCGTCGAGGCGACGAATGATCGTCTGCACGCTCGCGACCTGCACCCGGGCATAAGGGTTCGACACATGACCGGCCTGCACTGTGCCATGCGGGATATTGAGAGAATGGAAGGTCTGGCTCGCCTGGCTCAGCAATTCGCGGCGATGGACCAGCCACCACGTCACGTTTCCCTTTGCCGATGCCCCGTGCACGATCGTCGAGGCGGTCATCGTCTTGCCCGCACCAGTCGGCATGCACAGGAGAACGGCGCGCAGGCGTTGCGCGTAGGCGGCGCGGCTCTCCTCGATGACGCGAGCCTGATATTCGCGGAGCTGGATCATGCGGCCATGCTCCCAACTTCATGGTTCCATGCATCAGCGACGAGAGCGACGGCGGAAGCGAATTCCTTATCCTTGCGCTCAATCTCCTCGCCACGCTTGAGCCAATTGATGGCGCTGGTGTGGTCGGAACGATGCAGATGGGCGGCGATGTCGGAAGTTGTCCGCTTGCCGTGACGGCGCATGACAAGTGCGAGGGCCTGGCGCGGGCGAACCAAGGCAACCTCACGGGCCTCGCTGAATATATCGTCGACCGAGACACTGAACGCGATTACAGCCGCCGACAAAGCGCGCAGAAATGGATCGCGCTCCTCGCCAGTTTCGATCTCAGCCATGACCTGATCGGCCAAGTCCGGCTTTTGCTCTTCGACGTATCCAATTGACCGTCGCCAACGCGCGAGTTCGAGCTCGTTCTGCTCCTCGATCATCACCCGCGCCTCAGCGGCGGGGACGCGCTGCGACCGCATGAGCCACATATATTCTTCGCGCAGGTGTGGCGGGCACCATGACAGGCGACGCTCGCGGATTGATCGACCAGCCCGCTTGCGCGCGTCAGATCCTTTTTCTTGAGCTGCGTTCCCGAGCTCCCAGTATCGACCTTTCCGGAACGTTTCCGACCGCTTCGCCCGGGTCGATGGATCAGATCCGATCCTTCTGGCGCGTTCGGCGAGTTGGGCCTTGTATTCCGGGTCGTACTTGATCTTGCGAAGGACGCCGGCGCGATGCTTCTCCCGCCATTCCGGGTTTTGAGCATTAGCGGTGCCGAGGTGCTTTCGGCAGTAGCCGCTCTTATTATAGCGTCCGAGCGTCTGGTCGCACATCTTGCATATGCCAGCCATCACGCCGCCCTCACAGTGTCCGCCTCGGAACAGATCGCAGCGAGGGCCTTCATGAGCGGGCGTGCTGCGTCGGCGAGCTGGCAAGTCTCCCGATGATCCCGGTGCCCGTCCTCCAGCGCCGATGCGAATTGCCCGGCGAGATTGGACAGGCTAGAAATCGTGTGCAGGTCGTTCGCGGCTTCGGACTTCAAGGGGACCGCTTTCATCCCGACCAGTGACAACAGACCGTCGAGCGCCGTCTTGTCGGCGAGCAGGGACATGACGAGCGTGTAGCTATCGGGAAGATGCGCCTCGGCGATAGTGTTCGCGATCGTGCGCTTGTCGCAGCCCATCGCGTCGGCAGCTGCCCCACGCACGGCGTTCGGGAAGCATCGGAGCCAGTCGTTCGCCAGGAGCTCGCGAAATGTTTCGCGGGAAGGGCGTTCGGCGCGAAAGACTTTGTTGCGTTGCAGCGTCATTGTCTCACCCATGAAAGGAGTTCTGAAAATTGCCCGAGACGGCCTGAAAAGCAGGGCGGTTCACATTGCCGTGCACCGCCTCGGGCGAGTTGACCGCTGCGAGGAGAGTGCAGCGGTTGGGAAAGGGGTGGCCGGCGCGCCTTGTGACGCTACCGGCCGTGCGACCCGCGGGCTTGCGGGGGAACATTCAAGCGGCTCCTGCGATGAAGAGATCGCCCTGACGCTGCGCGTCCTCGATGCGCTTGCAGGCGATGTTGAAATACTTCTCTTCGCGTTCGATCCCGATGAAGTCGCGGCCCATTTGGACGGCTGCAACGCCGGTGGTGCCGCTGCCCATGAAGGGGTCGAGGATGGTGCCGGGAACCTTCCGCAAAAGGATTTTTATCAAACCAACTGGCTTTTCGGTGGGATGCAGACGCCCGTTCTTAGCCATGCTTTGAACAGGTGGGTGCCGAATTACAGAGCCACTGTCGCGATTGCCGCAGAAGCCCTTGCCCAAAACATAAATTTCCTCATGATCTGGTTTCCATGGGATCGAGAGGTCCCCCATTCCGAGGGCTCCGCCCTTATCCCAGATGAGGACCATTTTTGTCGATGTAGGACGAGCAACGCGCCATGTTCCGAAGCAGAGCGTGGGGCGACCTGCAGCCCATGCGAGAACTTCATCACGCACCTCGCTGCTCTCATCTCCGGCGATGGTGCGACCCGCAGACCAGAGGGCATCAGTTGCATAACCAGAAGCGTAGGCCATTCCATAAGGCGGATCGGTAACAACTGCGTCCACCTTGGGCAGCGTCGGCAGCACGTCCCGACAATCGCCCAGATACAGCGTTGCGCGGCCTATGGTTTCAATACGCATCGCTCAACGCCTCTTGATGCGGTCGCAGAAGAACGCGAGCAGCAGCAGCGAAAGCACGGGGGCGACAACGCCAGACAGGATGGGGCCGACCATCGATCAAAGCTCCAGATCGTCGTATGCGTCGAGGGCGTCGCCAAGCTCGCAGAGGCAGTGGTGCGTATAGGCGGCACCTGCAGCGCATCCGATGGCGAGGACGATGATGATGGCGATCTGTTCCACCGATCAGCCCTCCACCGGCTCGGGAAGATCAGCGAGGAAGCTCTCGCGCTCTTCGTCGGTCAGGGGGTGGATCTTGCGGAAGCCGCGACAGTCGTATTGCTTCGTGGAAGCCGATCCCCGAAATTTGAGGAACAGCACTCCCTCTGCACGGTAAACCTCGTCAATGGCCTCGAATACGCCAGACACGATCTGGACGCTGCCGACCGGGATCTGGAGGGCGTCCGGCGCGATTGGTCCAGTGCGGCACATTTTAAAGCCATTTCGGACACACAGCGCGAGATCACCGGGTTGCCAGTTGTCCATCGCTCAGTACCACTGCCGGTGGCGGTGCTGGATCGTGCGCTTGCTGCGCTCCCAGACCTGCCCGAGGAAGAACGCTGCGTAGATCAGGAAGACCACGAGCACGGTGTATGCGAGGCCGGTCATCTACTCGCCCTCGAATTCGGGGCCGCGAATGGCCTTGCCGATCACGATGCCCGCGACAGTTGCGAGGCTCAGCCAGCTCAGGGCGATGCCGGTGACAATTGCCGCGGTCATGCGGCGCGCTCACGGTACGATGCCATGAACTCACGCACTTTGGCCTCAGTCTCAGGCCAGAGACGGCGAGGGCGTCGCTTCTGCGATCCGCGCAGTTCCTGCACTAGCCGCCAGTCACCGAGCGCCTCGCGCCCAAACGTGCTTTCGGCCATTTCGTGATGAGCGATGAACGCTTCGATTTCAGCCAGGATAGGTTGATGTGCCATGGCTCGCATTTATCGCGGGTAATTACACGCAAGTCAATGCTGATCGAGGGTATCTACACGAAATTGCGGGATGAGACCCGCAGCGAGATACCTTGGGGCATGCAAGAATCGCCGGTCATCGATCTGGAAAAACTCAAGGCCGACATGGCTATGGCCGTCGAAAGGACTTCCGGTCGCAAGTTCTCGCTCGCCGCTACGGGCGGAAAAAATCCTGACCTTTATCGCAACTTCGTGAACAACGGCCAGGACAAGCGGATGAGCGCCGAGGTCTTCGTGGGGATCGTCGGCGCGCTGGGCAAAAACCCAGCCGATTATGTGATCGGCATCGAGCCCGAATTTCAGATGCCTAGTGCAGCAGCGTTGACGTCGACTTTTGCAGTGCTTCTGGATTCACTGGGTATTGATCCATACGAGGACGAGCGCGCTCGTAAGCTTGCTGCGCAGTTTCCAAATGCTCTGCGTTCAATCGAAGCTCTTCGAGCAGGTGAGCGCGACGGCCGTGACTTGCCTCACGGAGAAGATCTTCCTGCTGGCGTCGAAGGTCGACCATCAGCCTGACAAGACCCGCGCAATGGAGGCTGCACTCGGGGCAGCCATCTCCACACTGCGGCACAACCAGCACTCCATTTTTCATCCGAATCGCCTCTGTTCTTGTTCTGTTCTTACCCTATCTCAAGCCGAGGTTGTAGGAAATTTCCTTAACAAGGTGCGCTCATAGGCAGTGTTCCGAAGCTTTATCATTAACTTGCGTCCATCATTCCGGCGCAGCAGCGGGGGAGTGCGCAGAAAATATTCTGGCGAGGCGATTTTTCGCGAAGGCCGTTGCCTAATTGTAATGCGGGAACCTACACGCATTTAGTGCTTGACGCGGGTAATTACACGCAATAGAACTGTCTCCATCAACGGAGCCCTAAATGCACATCACCAACATCACCCCGGCGAAGGACGCACACGCGGCACTGCCCGCGACGTTCTTCCCGCCTTCCGCCCGCAGCCCGCTCCGTGAAGCGCTGGCCGAGCTGGAATACATCATTGCGCAGGACAACGACCACGCCATCGAGACGCGTGGGCCGTTTGTCATAGAGCGCTGCGAATTCGTGATCGGTCGGATGCGCGATGCCATGAGCCGCGCGGACGGTCAGGCTTATGTCGCGGCTCAGTTGGGGAGGGCGTGATGACCTCCCACCAGCAAAACCGCCTCCTGCAAGCCTCCGACAAGGCCGCAAGCGAAATCCCATGGGGCAATCACAACGTCCCGACCTTCACGCTGGACAAGCAGATCGACCGCGCCCGTCGCGAGATGGGTGAGGAGCGGTGGCAGCAGCTTAATAAGGAGTGGCAGTGATGAATTTCCCCGAACACATCAATTCTGGTGCCCATGTGGAAATGGCTGGCGGCGAGATCGGTCGATACGAAGGCCGCTGCAAACTCACCAATCGCCACCGCGTCACGACCTACAAGGATAACCGCGGACAATACCTCCATCCCAAGCATGCGACCGGCCGCAACGATGTCGTGTACACCGTCTGGCTGCTCGGCGACGATGGCAAGTGCCGTGGTGATCGCGCGCCATCGGACCGCGATTTCGCCGGGTTGATAGCATGACCCGCCCCATCGCCACCAAAGCAGACGGTCGCCCGGCCTACGAGCACTTCAAGGGCCGCACCCGTCAGAGCCACGTCAACTACGAACGCAGCATCCGCCAGCGTTACGCCGAACTCGTCGCCGATGCGCGCGAGCCGGTCGACCTGCCCGAGAGCGTCTCGTTTCTGAACGACCAGCAGACCGGGTGGATGCTCGGGCTTGCCGCGACTGCCGGTGCGCTCGCTGTGGGCGCTGCGTTTTTTGTCTTTCTGCCCTGAGGGAGAGGGCGGGCACCTAACAAGGCCCGCCCGGTAATTCGATGACCACTCAACCCGATAAGGACGCCATCTTCCGCGCAAAGCACGTTGGCGCGTCCGAAGTATCAGCGCTGTTCGACTGCAACCCCTGGCTCACGCATTTCGAGTTGTGGCACCGCAAGACCGGCACGATCGCAACGCCCGACTTCAATGCCATCAAGCCCGATGGGTCGCCCGAGAATGAGCGCATCTTCTGGGGCGTAAAGCTCGAGGCGGCAATCATTGATGCCGCGCGCGAACGCTATGGCTATGTCGACCGCGAAGACACTGGACCGCTTTCGAACGGGCGCGGACTTGGCGGGCATCCCGACCGGCGTGTGATCTGCCCCGAGCGCGGGCCCATCGTCCTCGAGACGAAGATGGTCGACTGGCTCGAGCGCAAGAAGTGGGGTGACGAACCGCCGCTGAATTACCTGCTGCAGGGCAACACCTACGCCGGGCTAGACCGGGTTTGCGGCTTCGACATGCTCGTCCTCGTCGGCGGCAACAAGCTCGAGCGGATCCAGTACGATTTTCGGCCCAAGCTCTTTGCCGCGGCAGAGCAGCGGACCGAGGCGTTCTGGCAGTCCATCGCGGACAACAAGCCGCCCAAGCCCGACTACACCCGCGATGGCAGCGCGCTCAAGGAAATCTACGCCGAGCAGGGCGACGAGACGGTCGACCTCGAGCGTGACAACCGCGCCGCCATTGTCGCTGCCGAATATCTCGAGGCCGCGGCAGACGAGCGCGAGGCCCGGGCCCGCAAGGAGGCCGCACAGGCCGAACTGGTCGACAAGCTCAAGGGTGCTGCTGTCGGGTTCGCCGAGGGCTTCATCATCAAGGCAACGAAGGTCGCTTCGATCCCAGACCGGGAAGCGAAGCCCGGCGAAATCATCAAGGGGCGCAAGGGCTACAGGCGCTTCGCAATCAAGGAACTGGAGGCGTAATATGGCTACCAAGTCTATTGTAGAGCAGCCCCGCCGCACCGCCGCCGACATTCTCGGCACCGCACCACAGACCAACGGTGCAGTGCGTTCTCAGGCCACCACTATCGAGCAGTCGCGCGCCATTGCCGAAGTGCAGGCGGCTGTCGTGGTTGCCCACCACAACCCCCGCGACAAGGCCCGCGCGCTGAACGAGGCGCTGGAATCGTGCCGCACTCGCGAAGTTGCAGAAAATGCGTTCTTCAAGTTCCCGCGCGGTGGCCAATCGGTAAGCGGCGAGACGATCCACCTTGCTCGCGAGTTGGCGCGCTGCTGGGGTAACATCGACTACAAGATTGCCGAACTGAGCCGCGATGATGAAGGCGGGGCGTCGGAAATGATGGCCATCGCGTGGGATCTGGAAACCAACGCTCGCGCCAGTCTGACGTTCATCGTTCCGCATCTGCGCGACAAGCGCGGAGGGCCTGAACGGCTTACGGACGTTCGCGACATTTACGAGAACAACGCCAACATGGGCGCCCGCCGCCTCCGCGAATGCATCTTTGCTGTCCTGCCAAAATATCTGGTGCAGGCAGCGGCAGATGAGTGCCGCAACACGCTTGAAACTCGAAACGCGGAGGTTCCGCTCCCTAAGCGCATTGCAGAGGCACTTTCTGCGTTCGCCAAAATCGGCATCGACAAGAGCCGTATCGAGGCAAAGCTGGGATCGACAAGCAAGTTCACCGCCGTCGATCTGGCCAACCTTCAAATCAGCTTCAAGAGCATCACGCGCAATGAGATCAGCGCCGATGACGAGTTCCCCAGACTTGAAGGATCGGCGCCAACGATCAGCAAGCTCGACATGATGGAGGAGGTGCTTGAAGGCCCCACCGAAGAACAACGCGGCGAGGCCCACACCGAAACCGACCTGCTCACCCGGATCCAGTCCGCCGCCAACCGCGAGGAATGGGAAGCCGCCGAGAAGGCTGTCGGCGCCGCTGACATTGACGACGAAGAACGCCTCGAACTGTCGCGGGCGCTAGAAGCCAAGCGGGCTGAACTGGTGGGAGGGGTGCAATGAGAGTGCCCGAAAATCCTCCCGCATTCCCGCATGAACTGCCAAGTGGTGGTAGTGTCAGCGGAATGTCTCTGCGCGACTGGTTCGCAGGTCAGGCGCTTGGCGGCATGTTGGCCAGTGAAGGCGATCAATCGGGGTACTACCACGACGCCGCGTTCTCCGCACAGAGAGCGTATTCACTGGCCGACGCCATGCTTGCCGAGCGAGATCGGCCATGAACCTCACCGACCCCGCAACAGACTGGACAAACCAGACCTGGGAAGAGCGCCTCGAGATGTGCGTCTCCACCCTCTACGTGCACGGCTACATGGGCGATGCCGACAAGGCGCGCACGATGGAACGTATCAGGGCTCGTGCTGAGATTCAGCGTGAGGCGTCCCCTGCAACTGCGAAGGGTGATGCATGAGCCAGAACACATCATCCGCCGTGATGCAGCAGCGCAGCGAGCCGCATGACAGCCTCGACGACTTCCCGACACCGCCTTGGGCGACGCGTGCCCTGTGCGAGTGGATACCGGGCGGTTCTATGATTTCCGTGCCATGGATCACAACGTGCCGGGAACCCGCCGCCAATCGCGGACACATGGTTGCCCCTCTGCGCGAGTATTTCGGACAGGTCGAAGCCAGCGACGTTCACGATTATGGAGCGGGCTTTCCGGTTCTGGATTATCTCTTTGGTCCACTTCCCGAGCAAGTCGACTGGACGATCACGAACCCGCCATTTCGTTTGGCTGAGCAATTCATCGAGCGCGCTCTGGCGACGAGCACAGAGGGCGTCGCGATGTTGGTCAGGTCGGCGTTTCTCGAATCCGTCGGGAGATATGACCGGCTGTTCAGGGTGAACCCGCCTAGCCACATACTTCAATTCACCGAGCGCGTGGTCATGCACAAGAGCAGGCTTGCTCCAGAGGGCTCCACGGCAACCGCATATTGCTGGCTCGTATGGCGGCTGCCTGAACCTTGGGATGGGCCACTCTTCGAATGGATCGCACCGTGCCGCAAGCGCTTGGAGCGCGCAGGGGACTACGCATGACCGCCCTAACCATAATCAGCCGCTACGCCCGTCGCCCCGCCACCGAGCATGACAGCTTCCGCGATCTCGGCCTCGACAGCATCGACCGGACCTGCATCGCCATGGACATCGAGGAAGCGTTCGGGTGCGAACTTTCGGACGAGACCGTTGAGAACTGGTCCGACGTGGCCGGAGTGGCGGAGACGATTGGGGATTTGATGAGGGAGAAGGCATGAGCAAGCAACTCATCGCCGAAACGCAACGCGAGGTGTCCGAGTGGCCTGACGCTACCATGACGCAGGAGCAGGGCGGCAAGCATCCGCGCATCGTCCTGCATTACAAGGGCGAAAGCCGCATGGTGGTGGTCGCCAACACGCCAAGCGATGTTCGAGCCCTGAAAAACCACATCGCCACGGTTCGCCGGGAACTGCGCGGCATGGGGGCCACGAAACACAAGCCGGTTGCCAGCAACATGAACCGCGAGCGCAACTATCCGCAGCGCATAGATATGCCATCCGAACCGGCACCAGTCCGGCAGAATCCATTCGAGAACCTTGGGAAAAGCACCATGAGCAATCAGAGCACTATCGACGCCATCTTCTCCAACATCGAACGACTGCGCTATTCCGAAATGCTGGAGTTTGCCGCGATCCTGTCGAACGCAGCGTGCCAGGAGAAGATGCGCCGGTCCAACGTCAATGAATGGGCGCGAACGCTGCACACGGCCTGCGTTCATCGCGAGAGGTATGGGGCTGCCGAATGACCAGATGGCCCGCCCTCATGAAGCGCAAGACGGCTGCTGAATACTGCGACCTCTCCGAACAAGCGTTCCTGCGTGAAGTGGCCTCCGGTCGCCTGCCACCCGCCGTGCTATTCGGTGGCCGGGATCATTGGCACAAGGAAGCACTCGACCGGGCACTGGCCCTCCTGTGCGGCGAAAGGGAAGACGATGCCGAAGCAGAGTTCTGGCGTAGGACAGCCTAA